TTGAATAGTTCTTCCTCTTCTTCTTTCTTATCCTCAATTACAGGATCTGCATAAGCATAAGCAAAATCATAATGATGATTATTAAATAGGTGATCCCACCAGTTGTTCTTACGCATAGCTTGGTAAATCCTGATTCGATGTCTCAAAAAAAGCTGGCATTCTGGCTCTACGAGTATCAGAAAGACCCTCTGCCTTTCCAGCATACATCAGATTATCACTCTGATCTAACCAGAACTGCTTGTTAAGATAACGGTCTTCTGAATTACCTAGAGGCTGTAATACCCAGTTAATTGTTGCTTTCCTTAGTCTATCTAAAGATGGACTAGGAGTCCAACCCTTCTCTTTACATACAAGACTGTGACCTCCGACATGAACAGTTTCATCCCTTGAAATATCAGCAGATGTAACCCTCATCCCAGTGTCTCCATTGAATCTGAAGAAAGGAAGCAATACAAAAAAGATAGCTTTCTCAATTACAACAGCCTTTAAAACTGTGTGATCAGGATGAGCATTCCAAGCTGCTTGAAGTCTGTGAGCTTCAGCCTCAGCTTTCTCATCTACACCGTGAGCTGTCGCTATGTAGTTAAGAGCAATGTCATGCTTGTCTTCATCCTTAACATTAGAGATTAAAAGCTCTCTAGCTAGTTCAGGGATATCATCAATAGCTGAGTTTATGAACTCTCCTACTGGTAATTCAAGATGCCTTATAGCTAGAGCACGTTTAAGTGTCTCTTCTGCGCCTTCTTTAACCTTTCCTTTTGTTACCTTTACAGGTGTCCAAGTTCTCTTCCTTTCAAGAAGCTGTTGGTATGGATGTTTTCTCATTCTGCACAATCGCAAGTGGGAGCTGCTGTTTCATTAAGGATTTCATTCAAATACTCATCGACATCTGTGGCAGCTAATGCTGAATACACGTCTGTTTTGTCTTGAGTATCTGGTTGCACCTGTAAAGAATAGTATAAACTTTTTAGCGGTGAATTTAACCATCGAGAAATAAATTCCCTATTCATTTTCACCATATCAGACCACCAATTCATAGAAATTGCGTGGGCCATACCAGTCTTATCCATCATCACTTGCCATTCAGCATTTAATTCAAAGAAAGTATCCCAACCTACTTCTTGTGCAATCTCACACTTAGGATGGAACTGATAACTTGTTACCCCAAGAGTAGTACTATCACGATCTATTTCCTTACTGATTGGTGGAGCTATTTCAGGTGACGTTGTATAACCTTCTCTATCCTTATAGCGATAAGCACAAGACGCAGTAGGAGCTACGGTAAAGGCTCTAGACATTCCATAACGTTCAGCTACCTTAGCAGCCTCTTTATAGCCACACTCCAAAGCTACAACTATTGCATGAGCCATAGTTATACCTGCAGGAGGTTCAGTTTGTGGATGTAAATTTCTAAACCTTAAAGCTGATACAAAAGCTTTATAAGTTACACCTTCAATAGCTAAAAGATTAGACAAACCTAATACACCTAAACCTACTTGCTTATCTTTTCTCTGGTAAATACCTGATGATTCAACACCTGTTTGCTGGTAAAGCGCACATAAAAACTCCATACCATGAACAAAAGCACTAGGTATCTCACTAACAGCTTTAGTACCAGCCAAATTTATATGACTTAAGAGACAGGTATCTCTGGACTTAATTAAAATCTCTTGACATACATTGTGATAAATTCTCTCACCATCAGCATCGTATTGCTTTTTAACAATCCAAATGTCTCCTTTACTTGCACCATCCATGATGGCTTTTAAAACAGTTGGTTTGTTAATTACATCGTGGTCAACATTGACACAACGTTTAACCCAGGGAATACGTCCACGGTCATAGTTAATGAAGTCAATAATATCATCATGCTCCCAGTCGCAATGACAGCAAATTGCACCGTTACGGTATGTGCCGCCCCTGCGTAGAACTTCATTGAACTTGCTATAGATCTCCATAAATCCACATGGACCTGATGCAACCATCCCATACTTATTCTTAGTACCTTTAGGACGCAACTTACTTAGATGGATAGCTACACCTGCCCCATAGCGCAATGCTTTAGAAGCAAACAAGAAGCTGGCCTCAATACCATCCTCATGCTCATCCATTGTGTCTTCCACAACGAATACAGTACATGACTGTGGATAACGTCTTGTTGGTTCTTTCAACCAAGTTTCAACCCTACCTGTAACAGCTAGTGATGGTGTGAATTGTTCTAGTAGAGATGGTGGTTCCTTGAGTTTCATAGATCCCCTAAATAAGGTGGTACGTAATTTTTACCTTTTTGAACTTTGTTATCTTTAAATTCAAAAGGAATTTTGGTTTGATTGGAAGCATAGATACGATCAAAAGCTTCATCAGGATCTACACCATGTAAATGTAAAAATCCATAAACAGTCCAGATTAAATCAACAGCTTCTTTAATTGTTTGTTGACGACCTTCATTTTTAAAGGCATGAAGAAGTTCATAGAACTCTTCCTCAACAAAACTTAACTGCTGTTCTTGATAAACAGAACCTACATCTTTAAGACCTTCAGGACTTAACTGGCCAGCCAATTGCATCCATGTCTTTACCATGCCTGCATTTGTTTTCTGTGAGGTCTGGCTCATTAGATTCTAATAGGGACTTGTACAAGGATACATCGTGAGGTTTCATTTTGGACTCTTCACGTTTAATTAAACGATTTAGATACCAAGAAGCCTTCTTAAGATCCTCTAAACCATTCTTGTCTTCATAACGGGTTACATATTTTATTATGTTTCCCTCAAGAAAATCGAAAGCATGACTCTCAATGTAGTCAATACATTCAACTACGGCTTGGTCGTGTCCGTAGTAACTGGGATTGGTGGGGTCCATAGTGAAATGTCGTCGTAGGTGTACTCAGTAGACCTAAGAATACGGGCAAGCCTAGCTTGTACTAACGCTTGCTGTTCACTTAGACCCTTCTTTTTGTAGGTGTTAACTACAGTTCGCCATGCGGTGGCAGGCGTGAATGCTTTAAGAGGTATGAGTTTTTCTGCCCCTTTTGGGCCAATACTAGGGCAGCCCCCAAAACCGTCAACTGCGTCCCCAATAAGTATTTGCCTATAGAAGAAGACATCAGCTTCTGGTTCAGTAATGGTTTTAATAGTTCCATCATCATTAAGGTGCAAGCCAGGAATTTGGTTAAGATCTTTATCGCCAGACCATATAATACTGCTCTGATCGTGAGATCTAGTTCCAAGGATTCCTAGCACATCGTCTGCTTCTAACCTATACCAACATTCTGAGTTGTAATTATTCTCCATCCTTCTTCTTGCCTCTTTAAACCCAACAGGCTTAAGTCGGTGATTAGTTGCTCTTCTATTAGCTTTATAAGAAGGATCAACTTTGTTGCGAAAATTATCAATAGAAGTCCAGCAAAGTACTACCTCTTCAGCTTCTGCTTGTCTCTTCTTAGTGTTTATCAGATCATCAAACAATAAACTCACCTCTCTTAAAGGTAAGTGTGTAGTTATGATGTCAGGCATCCATTCGATTTCTACTTCACAGCTTTTGACTGCCTTAAAGAGCAGCATATCTGCATCAATAAGAAGCCTAATCATTTTTAAAAGCTCTGTTATATGACTCCTTACAGTAGGTAATCACTGCCTTAGCTTTAGGTTTTAGATATTCGTAATATCCTTTACAATCTTCCACTAAAGAAGACCATTCATAGAGATGCAGATCCCAGCGGATTAAGGCATCTTCTTTATAGTCTTTCAGAGTGAGCTTAGGCTCAGGTCGTTTCTCCATCAGTATCCGTTTGATCTTCAGATACCTTAGTTGCTTTCACTAAATAGTTCAGTCCTTGTAGGACACCTTCAATATTGTCACCTAATTTACCTATACCAGTATTGCAGTTACTACATATCCACCCTCTATGTCCACCAGTTTCGTGATCATGATCCCAGTGAAGAGTAGAAGTACTATCACCACAACATTCACAAGGAGTTCCTGGCTCTGGAGCTGTCTGACCCTTACGTAGTTTTGTATAAATACTTTGTCTGTAATTAGAACAAGG